TGAGGCTGCGCGTAAAACTGTGGAGAAGTACGGGAACCGTGATCCTAACTTTGAATTCGGAACTAACCCCTGCTCTGAAATTATTCTTAGGCCCTATCAATTTTGTAACCTTAGCGAGGTAGTGGCACGCCATGACGACAACAGAGAAACCTTATTGCGCAAGGTTAGATTAGCAACAATCTTGGGGACAATTCAATCTACGTTTACCAAGTTCCCTTACCTGCGAAAGGTGTGGCAACGCAATACGGAAGAAGAAAGACTTCTTGGCGTGTCCATTACTGGAATCTACGACAACAAAATCTTGTGTACACAAGGAGAGGAATTAAATGCACTACTTAGAGAACTTAGAGAATGCGCTCGAGATACAAATAAAGAATGGGCAACTGCTCTCGGAATCCCTGTCAGCGCTGCTATCACATGCGTCAAGCCAAGTGGAACAGTATCCCAGCTCACTGATTCGGCAAGTGGCATTCACCCTCGCCACAGTAAATACTATATCCGCAGAGTGCGAGGCGATAAAAAAGATCCTCTCTCCCAATTCCTTATTGGACAAGGAATACCAGCTGAAGACTGCGTTTACAAGCCAACCCAAACTACCGTCTTCAGTTTTCCTCAGAGAGCCCCAGATGGGCTCACAAGGGACGACATCACCCCAATCGGTCACCTTGGACTTTGGCTCACCTACCAGCAGCAGTGGTGCGAGCATAAGCCTAGTGTCACCATCTCAGTCGAAGAAAAAGACTGGCCAAGTGTTGGAGCATGGACTTGGGACAACTTCGACGAAATCAGTGGAGTTAGTTACCTCCCCTACGACGGAGGAACCTATCGTCAAGCGCCCTATGAAGAGTGCACCGAAGAAGAGTACGAAAGTTTAAAGGCTAAGATGCCAGTCATTGATTGGATGAAGTTGGTTGAGAATACAGATAACGTAGAAGGAGTACAAACCTTAGCATGTTCTGCAGGGTCATGCGAAATATGAAAACTTGCAATACTTGCAAGCAGCAAAAGCTCTTGGAAGAATTTCATAAAATTCCAAGGGCTAGTTGTAAACTCTGCGTAAATAAATCAGCTAAAAAATGGCGAGACAACAATTTGGAGCAAGCTCGAAGTTATTTTGTAAATGAGCGAAAAAAGATTTCTAATTGGAAAGCCGAACGTGGTTGTTTAAAGTGCGGAGAAAATGATCCAGCTTGTTTGGACATGCACCATCCCGACCCAACTATCAAAGATGGTGATCCTAGCAGAATGGGTAAATTTGAAACATTTTTAAAGGAGGCTGAAAAATGCGTTGTGTTATGCAGAAACTGTCACGCCAAAGTACATGCAGGAAGATTTGAAATCTAGTAGTCCGTGGCAATGCCCGCCTCTTAATCTTTGGAACTGGAACATTAGTTGGAAATGGAAAAAGTAATTGCATTTGTTGTTTCATGGTGGTAGTATTTGGGGAGGCTAGTACAGCTCCCCTTTTTTAATTCGGAGGAATTATGATTGAGATTCAAATTACACCAGAGATGGTACAAAAAGCTAAAGTAAAAGCAACCCAGATGGGCGCGTTGAATAATAGCATTCGCCAAGGTGATGGTAATGTTGTAGGTTTTCTTGGAGAACAAATAGCGCAACAAGTGCTAGGTGCCGTAGAGAAAAATAATTTCCAACATGATTTAGTTTTACCAAATGGAATGACTGTCGATGTAAAAACAAAACAAACCACTGTAAAGCCGCGACCAGATTATGACTGCTCAGTGGCCGCGTTTAATACAAACCAAAAATGTGACTATTACGCCTTTGTGCGTGTAAAAAATGACCACACTGTAGGTTGGTATCTGGGTGCATACAAAAAACCTGAATATTTTCAAAACGCCATTGCGTTAAAGAAGGGTGAAATAGATCCGTCCAATAACTTTACAGTTAAAGCAGATTGCTATAACATGAAGATTAGTGATTTGCAGCAGATTTAAAACAATCAGCCGATACGTCGGCTTGCCTTAGGAGCATATATGATTTATAGCATCGATTTTGAAACCCGTAGCTTTGCCAACCTGCCAGATGTGGGGTTAGACAAGTATGCAAACTGTTTATCTACAGAGGTCTTATGTATTGCGTACGGTGTGTACCCGGATAAGATACGGCTGGTAGACAACGCTGTATTAAACAAAAACTTTCCCCTGTTAGATCACGTTCGCAACGGAGGCAAAATACAAGCATGGAACGCCATGTTTGAGTACGCTATCTGGAACTGTGTCTGTGTGCCTAAGTACGGCTGGCCTCCCTTAAAGCTAGAGCAGTGCATTGACACCATGGCGGTAGCCGCGGCAAATAACATTCCCCAGTCCTTGGACGACGCCGGTGTGTTCATGAACTCTGAGCATAAAAAAGACGCCGTGGGTAAGCGCCTGATTATGAAGCTATCCAAGCCCAATACCAAGGGCGTGTTTAATAGAGATCCAGAACTGCTTCAGGAGCTATATGATTACTGTGAACAGGATGTACGCACAGAGATGGCCATAGGAAGCGTTTTAAGGCCCCTTAGCGACGTCGAACAAGAAGTGTGGACCCTTACCCAACGGGTCAATTTAAGAGGCGTTCCTGTGGATCCTAAAGAGCTCCGTAACGCCGTTGCCGCCGTAGATGACGCTCAGGCCCTATTAGACAACGAGCTGCTCTTCCTGACAGGTTGTAGGCCGTCTGAGAGGGCTCAATTACTGGCTTGGTTAAATGACACCGGGGCGAACATGACCAACTTGACCGCCGAGACCGTTTCAGCTAAGTTAGCGGAGACTAACTTAAATAGAGATATTAAACGTGCTTTAGAGTTAAGGCAAGAGGGAAGCCAGACTAGCGTGGCTAAGTACGCTAAGATGATGGAGATACAACGAAATGGCAGAATACGAAATACGCTGGTCTATCATGGCGCGAGTACGGGCCGCTGGGCTTCGCGTGGTGGACTCAACCTACAAAACATTGCTAGGCCTGACCTTGATGATGGGGAAATTGCAGTTTCGATTCCAAGAGTTTTTGAGCAAGGAATTGGTTCAATGCGAGAACTCTCCTCACTTGTTAGGAGTGCGATCAAAGCTCCTGATGGATTTACCTTCGTGGACGTCGATTTTAGCTCGATCGAAAACCGAGTGGGTGTCTACCTTGCAGGCCAAAACGATAAAGTTGAACTCTTTAGAAAGGGACTAGATGAATACAAAGTCTTCGCTTCAGAAAGTCTTTACAGAGTACCATACGATGAAGTCACGAAGGAACAACGTCAGGTTAGCAAGTCTGCGGTCCTTGGCGCGATGTTTGGCCAAGGTGCTAAGGGGTTGGTTAAGTACGCTGAAGGGATGGGTGTAAAGATTACCGAACCGCAGGCAAAAAATGCGGTAGATAACTACCGTAGCTCGTATGAGAAGGTAAAGAACTTGTGGGCGCAGTGCGAGACCGCTACCATTCAAGCGGTAGATAATCCCGGAACAACGTTTGCAGCCGGTTCTAAAATTAGATTGAAGAGTGACGGTAGGGCACTGTGGATGTGCTTACCCAGCGGCAGATTAATCTGTTGGCAAAGGCCACAGCTCGAGCTGCTCACCACTCCGTGGGGTACTGAGAAGTTGGGCGTCACCGTTCACAGCCAAAATACTTTCACTCGGCAGTGGGGTAGGAACGCCTTGATTGGTAGTAGTATCTTTCAATCCGCTGTACAGGGTACCGCCAGAGATTGTCTTGCCGTGGCTATGCTTAACCTTGAGAAGGCCGGTTACGAGGTGATCAACAGCATCCATGATGAGGTGTTACTCCTAGTTGAAGAACAAAACGGGGAGTCCGCATTGGCCGATGTACTCAATATTATGATTACACCACCAACGTGGGCGCCCGATTTTCCTCTTGCTGCGGAGGGATGGGTTGGTAAGCGTTACCGTAAGTAATTACTGAGGAATAGAGTAGTATCTATCACCCACTTTTACAATTTTAGAGCCACGTTCTTCTTCAGCGGCTTTAGCTTTGTGAAATGTTGGGTGATCTTTCCCCTTTAGTACAACATAACTATCTTCTGGTAAACCATGAAGGGTTCGTTCGTCGTCAGATGTAGGTGCTACAGAGCCCCAGTGACCAGCATTCTCGCCAGTTCCGTTAGGACCCATACCATAAGCCATGGCTGTTTGATAGTCATAGTCTATACCTTGCGGGTTAAATGGTTGACCACCAGCTGCCAAATATACCAAACCACCTTCTGCACGTTGTTGTGGGGATAATGTGGTTCCTTCTAAAACGCTCATACCGGGACGATAACGTTCATTATTACTTCTACGTAATGTACCATGGCCTAATTCAGAAGGGCTAAGTGCTAGAGAAGCAGGACCAAGTAAGCTAGTAGCTAAATCAAATCCAGTTCCAGTAACATCTTCTTTACTCATTGGTGCAGCTTGCGCATCACCAGCAAAGTATTTACCAACCAATGGCAAACCAGCTAACACAGCACCAGCACCTTTGATTTTTGGATTAGTTGCTAAGAGCGCACCATAACCAGCTGCACTGCTTGCAGATGGAATTGCACCAGCTACATTACCTTCTAGCAATTTATTATAGGCTTCTGCACCTTCATAGCCGGCGCCAAAGCCGAGGCCACCACGGCCGGCTGCACGAAAACTCTGTCTTGCAAAACCACCACCGGGTATACTTACATCTTCAATAACTTCACCAACTTTTTTTAAACCTTGGTTTGCTCTTCCTGACATGGTAGTTGGTTTTGCAACTGTTTCATATCCAGTTAAATCAACAGCAGGCTGTCCGGGAACTTGACCCTTTACTGCCTTTAACGCGTCTTGAACTTCAGAGTACGTTGCTATACGAGATTTTGGCCCGTATATAGTTTGCATTTCTTTTTTAAGTGCTTCCAAATCCAGCCCGGGGTAATCATGATGGATTTGTGACCTTAAATATTGCTCCATACTCCTACGAGTAGTTGCATCAGATCCGGCTACCTTTTCGATAAGTGGACGAGCTGCAGCTGCTGCAGAAGCCACACCAGTTACGGTGTTATATGGACTTACTTGATTAGCAACATAGTCAGGGTCAACCGCAACTAAATCCGTTGGGCGGTTAGATTGTTCTTGCTGCCCGGCAGTAGTTTCAGTGTTAATGTAGCCACTAGGACTAACTGAAACTAAATCACTTGGACGCTGTGTATCATCTGCCATTATTTACCCACCTTATACTGTTTGTCACCGATCCAATAAGACTGTGTAGATTCACTCCACTGCGCCGGTACGTTTGTTGGCATACCGGGTGGCTTTGGGGGAGCTTTTTTAAACTCATACCTTGTGTTAGCAATACGATCTGTCTCTTTATTGTACTCATCATAAATCTTAGACCGATCTTGATTAGCGGCAAAGCCACGATAATCTGTACGCTGAGTTCCTTGATTAAGGCGGTTATATAGCTGACGGTCTTCTTTATCTGCTTTAAGAGATACCTTGTCATACTCAACAGCCTTTTTAAGGAAGTCATAGCCGTTGCTTGCGCCACCAGCAATATTTTGATATGCGGCCCAATCTTTATCAGATGAAGAACCTTTTGTCTGTTCAACAATTTGCAAGATACGAGGGCCCATGATGGCTGTCAATTGTTTAAGCGCCTGTACTTCTTCTTTAGTTAAACCCGGCATACCAGCTTGAACCAAACGTTCAACTTCGGCAATACCAAAGGTGCCAATTGGTGTGGATATACCAGTTCTAATAGCGTCTGCTACGGCGTTACCTAAGTTAGGATTAGATAAAATACCTACTACTCGCTCATTACCACCGTAGCGGTTTACCCAACCATTTAAGCTATTAAGTGAAGTTTGGCGTGCTGCTAATTTTCTGTCATCGGTTAGTGTTACAAAGTTTTTCTCGGCATCTCCAAAGGCTTTAACCGATTCGGCACCAGCTTTTTCTTCGTAATTTTTATAAATATCAAGCGCGGCATCACGACGTTTTTCCCAAGTTGCAATCGCTGTGTCAGCATCTGCTTTGCTCTTAAAATTTCCAGCAACAGGTTTTGGTTCGTTAAATTGAGGAATTTGGGAACTTGCAGCAACCGCGGCGTCGGGCATTCCAATTGGAGGCGGTGGCTTTGCAGCGGCAGAAGGAGCATTAGCAGGAGCACCAGCAGCTGCAGGACCTGCAGTGCGGTTAACTGCAGTATCAGCAGGAGCAGCAGCCAAATCAATTGGAGGCAACTTCATGCGTGTACGAATGTCGTTAATGTATGATCCAACGCTCTTACCATTAGCATCTTGACGGGTGACGTTAATAGAACCATCAGCGTTGATAGCACCGGGGCCACCAAAGTATTCAGCGGCAATCTTGTTAACGTCTTGACCATGTTTTTTATGTAAGTCGTTAAGGATTAAGACACCGGAAGCATAGGCTTGACCCGGATCATTAAGATCATAGCTTGCAGGAATAATACCTTTTTTCTTGTACGTATCAAAGGTATCTTTAGTAACTTGCATAGGACCCTGAGCACCTTGGATGCCGGGCTTGCTTGTATCAGCCTTACCAGATGAACTTTCTTGAGCATAAAACGGTGTAGACAGACCCTCGGACGGGACATCTGTCTTAGGCATAACTACAGCCTTAGCGGGGGCTGCAGCAGAAGGTGCATTAGCACCACCAGTTGTAACAGGCATAGTAGGAGCGCCAGCTGTAGGAGCCCCTTCAGACGGAGGATTGCCCTTAAGGCGGTTAATTCTATCTGTAATAAGTTTTTGTTTAACATCAGCCGGCAACGCATTAAAATCATTTGCTGACATTGTTTCATTTCCCACACCGGGAAAGAAATAATTATCCTGCTTAATATTAGCTGCATCGTACTGAGCTTTAGATGAACCTAAAATTTGTTGCTTATTGTACTCGTCAATTAACGCACGTTGGGCACCAACTTGGTTAGGTCGAACGGTATCCATTGCAGATAAAAGCTGTTGTTGTGCCATGTTAGGTCCAGCACCTGCACCTGCACCTGCACCTGCACCTGCACCTGCACCACCAGTAATGCCCTGTCTAAAACGGGCAATATTTGCAGCTTCAGCTTGAGCTTGAAGCTGAGCCTCTCGATATGCGGCCTGTTGTTGGCGGATGTTATATAGGTTTGCGCGGTCTGTATTAGCAGCCTCTTCACGCAATGCAAAAGCCGGGCCCTTGTTATATTGGGTCCAAGCGGTTACATCTTTTAAGCCCTCATTGAGTTTACGCCAAGGATTATCAATCTCGGCGGCTAACTTTTCCATGTTAGCTAAAATGCCAGAATTAGTCTTGTCATCTAGTAATACGCCGGACTGTGGTGTAATGTTTGCAAGTGCTCCCTTACTACCACCACCAGTTATCTTTATATCTTCTGCCATAATTTTTCCTTAACCCATATCCTGAGGATCGTACGTGTTTGAATCAATTACAGTACCGTCTGGTACATAGCCGTTATTACCAATAATTGGCATTCCAAACTGGTCTTTATTCAAATTAGTCAACCAGCTTCCAAGACCCTTACCTACATCGGCTAATGAGTTACCCAAACCTAATGAGTTTAAAATACTGTTACCAGCTGTTGACATAGCGCCAATTTGGTTAAATGGTGACATTTGGTTTTGTTGTTTTACTAAACCGGGAACGCTTAGGTCATTAATTAAATTAGCATAGCTTCCAAGGTTCTGGAATGGAGCATTCATCTGGGTGTTACCCGCTGTTAACTGGGTGCCTAAACTTTGCTGGGCTACGTTACCTAAATTAGAGCCAGCTGTTACACCAGCCTGTTGGTTTTGTAGTGCAGAATTCATTTGTTGAGCTGCAAGAGTTGCAAACGCATCTGCTTTGGCTTTATTAAGAGCTGTTTCACCGCGTAGGCTACCAAAGTTACCAGAGGCAACGTTAGCGCCCTGAACTGGTGCTGTAGCATTTGGTAGTAATTGATTTAACTGGTCTCTTTGCGCTTGAAACAAACCACCCATTGCTGTGTTGGTGTTTGGTGTCACTTGACCGTTAGCACCAGTAATCCAAGGATTAGCTGCACCAGAAGCAATTTGACCTAAATATCCTTGAGCTTGGTTAAAAGCGTTATTAGGATTTTGTAGGGTATTAATAGCTTGCTGGCCAACGGTGTTTTGAAAAGACGGGGCGGCACCGAGGGCTTGAGTTGCGCCAGAGGCAATACCCTGTTGCGCGGCGTCATACCATTCTGGTAGAGTTGTTTCTTTTACAAAGGTATCTACCAAAAAATTATTTAATCCACTTGCTCCTGTTGTTGCCATTATGCTCTCACTTTACGTTTTGCTTCTAATAAATAACCTAGCGCACCCTTACTATCTGGTGGCAATCCATTTTTATTTTCACGGGTTTTATGTGCCCTAATTGTCTTTAAGAATTCATCTAGTACAGAGGCACCACTATCGTTACTACCGTTGCCTAAAGATGATACCACATCGGCAGGTATTACAAACTCACCATTTGCCAACATTGCTGGAATAGAATCGCTTGTGCCATCACCCTCACCAGTAACGTAGCGGTTTTCCATTGCGTTCAAACCACCTTCGCTAAAGAACTGCGGGTTGTGTCCTCCTACTTCACCACCGTAATTAAAACGTGGTGCGTTTGACATCATGTTTAAACCAACAAACGGTTGAGGATATGCAAACTTTTTACCCTTCATTTTAACTTCTGAAGAACCCGGGTCAAACGCAGGGTTTGTATCTCCACCATCGGCCATGTGCACAATACCACCTTCAGCGGCTGCTAAAATAGCCTTTAGTGCGGCCTCAGCATTGTACGGTGTTGGTGCGTAGGTAAACATTTGCAGGTCATATTTCTCTGGCAAATAAGGCTTGGTTTCAGAACCCTTAATGAAGTTGGCAATTGGAGAATATGACGCATCGCCGGGGCCAACGCTAATATTAGATCCCGGTGTGGCTCCAGCGCTACTACCACCGGATCCTCCGCCAGTTGCTAAGCGCATTAAACCACCAGCCTTTGCGGCTTTTAATTCATCCTCTAAATTAAAGGGAATAGTGTTTGGGTTTTGATAGTTTTGCATAGGGATCACATTACTTGGTTGAGTATTAATTAGTTTCATTAACTGCGCTAAAGGCAATGCAATTTTTCTGCCTTTTGCAAAGTCCGCCAATAAATCTGGTGGATTAATTTTTTTCTTTTTCTTAACAATTGTTGCTGCTGGTATAGCCGGTAATTTAGGGGCCGTTGTTTTTGGTTTTACTGGTGTTTCAGGAGTTATTGTTATCGGAGTTGGTGTATTAATATCTAATGGTGGGTTTACCGCCACTGGGGGATTAATTTTAGGCCCTGTCGGTATATTTTGCGAAGGTACGGCTACTCTTGGTACTCTGGTATCCGGATCCATAACAGCAATATCAACAGGTATTGGTCTTGGGCTTACAGGCTCCATTAACGGTTTTGTCTGCGTTACAGGTTGCGGTAAAATTGCATCTAACAGCGCGGTATCTATAGCAACAGGGTTTAGCTGCTGTAACTGAGTCTGTGTTTGTGTTTTAGGCTGTGTTAAGGTGGCCGTATCTGTTTTTGTATCTGTAGCTGCTGTTGTATCTGTGGCTGTTTCCGTTTCTGGAATAGTTGGAGCTAAATTAATATCACCAAAAATAGTGTCACCAAAAAGCCTACGAATATCTGGTCTTTCTTTAAAGAGAGTTTCTGTTGGCTGTGTTTGCTCACTTGTTTCACGTTGTCTTTGTGGCTCAAACGGTACTACTGATTTTGGATCAATGTTTAATGTAGAAAAAATGCCTTTTAAAATATCCGCATTTTCAATTTGTTGTTCTTTAGTTCCAATTTCTAAATCAATAATTGGTGTGTCAGTAGTTATTGAACCAATTGCTTTTGCATAAGTAACTGGAGTTCCAAAAGCGTCTTCGGCAATAACTTTGTTTGCATCAATTCTAGGTGTGTTTTCGGAAGACTCCGAGTTTAGCACATCAATAGCCGCTGCACCAATACTATCTGTTGCCATCTTTGTTGCAGTATCTAAATCAATGCCTAATGCGTTAGACAGTGTGCTGGCCGCATTGTCCCTAGTTTCAACCATTGTTATTGTTGAGTCATTTGAAACTGGTGAATACCCAATAGCTTTTACTTCTTGAACTGGATTATAGGGCAACAAATTTGGTGCATTTTGCTGACCATTATCATATCCTAATAGCGGTATCTTATATTCTTTTAGTTCTACATCTTGCTGTTGTGGACCTTTTTGTTGTTGTTGCTGTTGTTGTTGCTGTTGTTGCTGTTGTGCTGCTGACAAAGCATCTGCCGCCACAAATGGTGCTTTAATGGCAGTGTTTGCACCAATCTCAACTAATCCTTCTAATACAGCTCCAGATATATACTTATCTGGATTAACTGTGCCAGTTTGAATAAGTTCGGTTGACATGTTACCAAACAAGTTATCAAAAAATCCTGAAGCAAAATCCCTACTAGCCGATGTAAATAATGGCAACGACTTTTCTATAATGTTTTGGGCAACAGATCCGGTAAGATTTCTCAAAACAACGTCACTACCCACGGGACCGGCAACCGCCCTTATTATGGGTGCATTACCAAGCGGGCTAATAAGCGCTGTAATAGTTGCAGCAACATACGATGGCAGCATTGCCTTGTCTCTAGCTTCTGCTTCAGGCACACCCTTAACCATTAAATCTTTTACTATTTCTTCATATTTATTGCCAAAAGTTTGGGCACCTTGAAGAAGAGATGTCGTTGCAACACCGGCGTATACAAGTCCTGTGTAAGCGGTTACTGCAGCACCTGCTGCCATTGGTAGGCCAGCTTGAACTAAGGCATCACCTACGTATAAAGACGCCGCTTGTGGGTGCTGTAATGATGAAACAAGGCCGGCAACAATCTTTCCGGGAATGCCTTCAGCCTTGTCAATACTTTTATAAATATCAGCTTGAGCAGTTTTAAATTCCTGCGGAACCATTGTGTCACCAAACTTTTGCATAGCTTGAGACGATATTACAAATGAGTTTTCCGGTGAAATCCAACCTTGAGAAATAGCAATCTGTGCTACGTTATTTCTAACGTCACCTATTGAGTTAATTATTTGACCACCGGTTGCCAACAAAGAACTCTTATAGAAATCTGCAGCTTTACCAATAGTCTCTTTTATCTCTGGAATAATCTTTTCTGGATTATCAATGTACGGAGAAATTTTACTATTTAATTTTTCCCATGTAGTATCTGAATATCTTTTAAATGTCTCAGGATACGCTCTATTTGGATCGGTAAGTCTATCTCCCAATCCCTTAGTTGTTTTATCAAACATTGAAGCTGTGTCTTTTGCAAAATTGACAGCATCTTCAAAGGTCCTAGTCCTTGGTGCCATTGCTTGGGCCAAGGTTTGCATTGGAGTCTTTTGTTCTTCTTCGGGTTTAGCAGAAGGTGGTGGTGCTAAAGCAGTAGTATATTGCTTACCATTCCATTCAAATGTTTTTGCTCCGGCGCCCCTAGCTTCTTTAAACGCATCGGCAAAGTTATTTGCATTTGAAACAACACTCTTATTCCCCAGTAGCTGGTCGGTATATGCTTCAGCCTTATCTTTTGGAATCTGGTACAAATCTTCTAAATTTGTTGAAATCTGGGACTTTGACAGCCCTTGATTTTTCATTTCATCTGCAACAAATTTTAAATTCTCTTGCTTGTCGCCGGTTAACATCTTTGCTGCGTTAAGCAACGCAATTGGATCTTCTGCCTTTGCGGCTAATCTTTCAAATGCGTTGTTAGCCACCGTATTTTGAAAATAGTTTTCGGCGGTCTTTTCATCTACGTTATATACCGCAGCTAAATTAGAAACAATGTCCTGCCTTGGCATGTTTTGATCTAGCATAACATTTGCCGTATAGCGTATGTTATCCAACGGGTTGCCAGTTATATTATTTTGTGCAGCATAGGCCCTTATTGGATCATCAGCCAAATTGATATAGTTATCAACTAAACCTTGATTTAAAGTTTTATCTACGGCACCACTAGTTAGGCCCACATTTTCTGTTGCGTACGGGTCAAATACCGTATCTTTTTGCTTCATATCAGCAGATACAGACCCACTAATAATTGCAGGTATATTAGTTATAAGCGCTCTTTGTACACTACCACCATTTAAGGTTGCCGTTGTTGCAACTCTTGCTACGCTAGACACGGCATTAATAGCAGCAGCTGACATAGTCGGGTCAATTTTCTTTGCTATATCTTGAGCATATTCTGAAATAGCTGAAGAAGCCAAGGCAGTTGCTATTACTTGTGCAAAGTTGCTACTATTAACTTGTCCTGTAGCGGCAGCTGCAATTGCAGTAGCCGTGGTATTAACAATGATTGCCGAAACTTGTTCTTTAGTTAAATTTACGGCTTTGGCAATATCTATAACAGTTTCAGAACTAACTAAACCAGATGCCGTCACATTCATTTGTTCTATAGCGCCACCAGCTGCGCCACCAATGGCTCCACTAATAGCACCTTTTATGGCACCCTGCTCAATATTTCCACCATAGGCTGCTGCGGTTATCACACCCATACCAGCACCAATAACCGTGCCACCTAGGGCTGCGGTTGCAACTGTACCTACAGCTGCAGCTGTTTCAGCGCCCAACATAGCTGCCCCAAGTGGAGCAGCACTGCCAGCGGTGGCAACTGTTGCAGCGGCTATGGCAATCATAGCCACACCCGGCATAACATCTTTACCAAAGTTAAACCCGCCTCCGCCTTCAGCACCTTCTCTAGCAATACGTATTTGGTTTTGAACGTTAGCTTCGTTAGCTGCGGTATTAACAATTGAGTTAATATCTTTTTCACTGATACCAGCTTGGTACGCTGCCTGTGCTACCTTGTTAATTTCTGCCTTAACAGGTTCTGCTCTTTCGCTAGTATTTTGACCTATTTGCCAACCAACTTGTTTACCTAAGAAACTTAGTTGTGCTTTGTAGTAATCTTCGGGGGCTACCTCTTTAAGAGCTTGAAGTGCGTTGTAACTAGGATTAATATCAGAATTGGTACGATAATCTAAGTAAAGTTGTTTTTCTAACTCAGTAGCAACGTTGCTGTAATATTTTTTAGGGTCTGCTGCTTTTGTATCGTATAAAGCCTGTTTTTCTTCATTACTCATCCAAGCTAATGGGGATAAGTATTTATCTTTAGCAGCTTCGCCGGATATTAAAAGTTTAGCGTCTGCGCTTTGACTGTTGTATACGTTGCCAGTTACTGGGTCTATATAATTGTAAATTTCTTTACCATCTTCACCCGGTTCTCTACCCGCAGATTGTGCTACCCAAGTACTTGGATCACCCGGCGTTACAGGAGCACCACCAATAATGGGTGCACCCGGATTCAAGTTTTGGTATTCTTGACTTCCTGTAATACCAGCGATAATAGCTTCAGGGCTTTGTCCTGCCCAAGTTTGTGCACCAGATGGATCTACATCGCGCTTTAAATATTGTTGATATAAAGCGTTTAAGTCTTGAGGATTTTGATTTGCACTACCAGTGGTATCCCCACCGCTGCGATTAGCATATTCCTGTGACCCCAAAATGGCATTAGTTACATCTTGTGTTGACCAACCAGCGTATGTTTGCGCACCAGATTGATCCGGAGCACGACCTAAAAACTGTTGGTATAACGCGTTTAAATCTGTACCACCACCTTGATCGGGAGCAGGACCACCACTACCACCTCCGCGATTTGCATACTCTTGACTTCCAGTGATACCAGCAATCACTGAATTAATGTCTTGGCCTGTCCAAGTTTGTGAACCACCTTCATCCGGAGCACGACCTAAATAGGTCTCGTACAACTGGTTTAATGTGGCCTGATCAACGGTACCACCCTGACCCGGGCCAGTTTGAATTGGTGTGGCGTTGTTAAATTCAGGTGGCGCGGCTTCAACCGTTACAGAGCTATCTGCTGGCGCGTCTTCTACCCAACTTGACCCATCTCCGTTATCCACCCAACCCATTTATTAACCTTCTTAATGCGTGATCGTTATATCTATAATAATGCAAAAATAGGGCTCTATTCGCCCTATTTAGCTGCTTGGACCATTAATAATTTGGGTAAATTCTAATGCCCAGTTTTGCCATTCTGTAAACAGTGTGGGGTCCGGAACTGGGTATACTGAGAACGTTGGCAATTGGGCTACGTTCCTTGCAGTCTCAAGCCAATTCTCTTCGGTGTTATATGGAATCAACTCTTCTGAGTAGTACATGGCTAAGTTGCCATTCCAATCTTCCCAACTCATATTGGTTGGAATAAATGGAAAAAACGGTTGAAATGCCATTACGGTCTTTCGTCGCCGTACTCTGCAGTAATAAGAATACGACCCATTTCATAATTGCCGTCAATTGCGTTAGATTCAAACTGTAATCTAATTTCACGGTGTTCAACACGCAGGTCAATTTTACCAGTGTCAGCATCAAACGGAAACGGCCCAGAATTTTCTGTAGTTCCGCGAGCAAATTTACGACCTAAAATAGTCAAATTCATTTCGCTTTGTTGTACAAAGTCTGGCTCAATACGGCGAATGTGCATACGGCGGTTAGCACCCTCTGATGTATCTTGAGATGGTGTGCCACCAACCCAACTAATATCACAGGTTGTAAAGCTAGAAGTTACCGCTGTTTCGGCAATGTATGAAACTTCGTTTAAACCAAACTCATGCTGCCATAATGGATAGCCGCCAGTGATACCATAAACAGTACTGCCAAGGGCTGGATACGGGGACAGCGGCTCAGATAATGTAATTCTAGTAACACCCGGAGCTGGAACAAAAGCATTAAAGATATGCACACTACTTGTTACTTCATAGACCGTTGCCGTTGGGCTTTGAGATAGGGTTAAATAACTGCCCGGTGGAAATGTAGTAGTTACATCACCGTCGATGTATACCTGAGACGACGTAGGAGCCGGCTCACTAGCAGGGTTTGTAATGGTTGTAAATGCTTGACTGTAGGATACGTTGTAATCCCAACCAGCCCAAATAGGTGTCGGGAAAATCTCAGTGGTCCAGCCGCAAGAACGTCTAGCACCGTCGGCTTCACCTGCGTCGTACCAAAGTTTATCTTTTACATTATAAATAATTGCGTCGGTAACTTCTGTTGCACTACCCCTAGGATAAAAGAACCAGATTTCATTGTAGCGTGGTACCTTAGTGGCCCACACTTTTTGGCGCTGTACAAAGTTCATGTTATCTAGCAACCAATTTATATTTTTATCGTTGCTTAAAACACTTACCACACCGTTGTATTGATAAAAACGGTCAACGCCAAGCCAATAGTACACGCCGTCCATCTCAACTACCGCAGACGAGGACATAATAGAAATCTGGCTAGAAATAATATCGTAACGCCAATATAGCGGTGCGCTACCTGTGAACGATACACGGATGAGTGAGTCAGTGGCCCAGAACAAACCGGATGGTGAGTTTGTACCGCCTCGAACTGGAACACCTTTAACAATTTTGGAAGATGACATGTTGACTTGGTTGGCCGTTGCGCCGTTCCAGTCGCTTAGTGTTTGACTACCGTAAACAGCTTCCACATGGTTGTTAGCAATATAACCATTATCGCCATAAACAAAAATATAAGGATAGAGAACACAAACTCCACCAGAAACACTGATCGGTCTGTACGTAGGGTTTTGACCCGTTGTATCAGCCAAGCCATAAAAGTTCCATATACCCGGCGCATCTTCTGTAACGTTACCATAAAGGACCTGAGATGGAACTCCGTTGTCAATGTTTGCTAAGTTTAATCCGGGGTGTGCTAATACCTTTAGCTCTTCACCAGATGGAGAATATTGCAAATCAAATTGCCATAAGTGGCGGATGTCATAAGAAAATGTATCGTTTGCAATCCAAACGTTTGTCGGCGTTCCGGTGTATGCCGGTGTAAATGTTACTGTCGTTACCGGTGATGCAAATACGGGGGTACCTACCGTTGTATAAATAGTAGGGTTAGCCGATTGGTCAAATATAACTTGAGTGCCGGCTGGGTATACTGAAGAGTAGTCAACGATTGGTACGGCGGTACTAGTTAACTGAAACGTGGTTGTAGAGCCACCAGTTGGAACTTGTTGTGCGTAACCTTGATTAATAACGGCAGGATATGGACCACTACCAACACCAAATGTTGTACCCGTTGTAAATACGTCAATGCCACCGGCATTACCAACGTAGATATAGTTAATACCGTTAAAGGCGTTGGTGACCATGCCGCGAGGAATGCCGTTAAACGAACCAAACAGTTGGCGATAGCCTCCCATTTTCTTTGGTACACCGCGTTGAAAACGACACCACTCACCGTCACTAAATTCACGTGTTTCAAAAACAGTACCGTCACGTTTAATACCCGGCTGAACACCTAATGTGTAAACAACGTTGTACTGTTGTTGCGATGATTGTACTCTATCGTCAGCCATTAAAACGTTCCGCCGCTAATAAGTGCTGCCGTAAAGGTAGCGGGTGTAGATATTTGGGGATCAAATGGATTTGAGTTGTCTATGTTAATCATCTCAACGCCGTTTGCTGTCAAGCCCAGCACACCAATACTATCTAAATACATGCCGGTAGTGGTGTCATTTAAAAATGAAAACGATGGTGTTGCGGCAGTGCCATCGTTTGCAAAGAATGCAGTTGTAGCACTTTGAGAAATAATATATAGGTTGTTACCGTCACTTAATACCAAAACAACGGCTCCCGGAGTTACAGGGGTCGGAGGTTGTGATGTGCCAGATACTTCAAAGAATAAATTATACGGGCCTAGTGTGTCATTGGCCAGAATATAAATCTGGGTTGTTGCGGGCAATATAACTGTTAAGTCAGTTGTACGGGTGCCCGATTGTGCAACGTAGGTTTGAATAATTGGTGCGTAGGACACCAAGCTAAATGTAGCACCTACGATAGAATCAACGTCGTAAGACGCCGATGTGAAGGTTACGTTTGACGGTGTTGCAAGTCCAACGGTAAAGAAGTTACCGGTGGATTGTTGAAACATAATAATACCTGATTCGCCCGGGTTAACGGTAAGATTGGCAATATTGTTAATTTGAGAAATGCCGTTAGGCACAATGTTTAACGCGCCCGTTCCGTTATTACGGAATGAGATAAACCAACCGGCTGTTAGTCCTGCCACCGCCGGTAAGTTAAATGTGCCATTACCACCAGTCCAAACAAAGGTTGCCGCCCGGTCTGTGTTTAACGCAGTTGTTGTTGTGGAGATTGTTTGAACGTTTTGAGTAACATTTAGCTTACCAGAAATGGCAGCTAATCCGTTACCTGCCAATGTGGCCGCGTCGGCAGATGATGTACCAGTGCCAAACGTTACGTTTTGCCAGACACCTGCTGTGGTGCTGTTATCAGAAAGATAGAAATAAACAGATGTGCCAGACGGTATGGATACGGAGGCACCACCGTCAAAGTCATTTACAAAGAATGTTACGGCACCAAAGTTACGGAACAAGATGTCTATACCAACAGAGCCCTGTTGAGCGTTTGGTAGTGTTATATTAAGCCCTGCGCCGTCGGGTGTGCAGTCCATAATGCGGGCCGCAGGAACCTGAGTTGGGTTTATAACAAGGGGCCAGTATAGGTCTACATCTGCATCAAAATTAAGGTCAAAGTACGATACATCAGTTTGTTGGATGACGTCCCCAGTAAACGGCGATGTGTATGTCGGCATTTATTAGGGCTCCTGTACGGTCGTATTTCTATCAATACGACGTGAATTGTCTTCTCTTTTAAGGGAGGCCAATGAGTCTGTATAGTATGTCTTCCATATTGGTAGCTTATCAATTGCCTTGAGGTAGCCTTGGGCCTGTAACAACGCACCAAATAACATTGCTTGGGGGCATTGCTGTGTAAACAAATTAGTTTGATTGGTTGTATCTAAGGGTTGAACTAAGCTGTAGTAAATAATTTCTACCGGGTACGAAGCATCTGGAACTGGTGCAATTGCCCAGTTGTTGTAGTCATACTCAGCGTAGTACTTAGGTTGACCGGGATCAGATTCAGATTGATACTGGGCCACATAGTCCTGTGAACGTATTAAAATTGGCTTACCGTTCACCTTCATGGAGACAGTTTTTCTCCAGCGTGTTGGCTTTTCAAGGATGTCTTGGGCCGCTAATATATTGGTTTCAACTACAATTAACTGGAGCAGTGTCTTTAACTCGGCGGCAATTGCAGACTCAGCCAAACCAATTAAGGCCGGTATCTGGGCCACGAATTCAGCGTCGTCACGCTCCATGTAGTTGATTACATCAGCTACTAAGTTGTCGTAGGTTTGTACGTAAGCGGCTGTCATTATCGTGTGTAGTAAGAGATATTAGGTTGGAAATAAATGGGAGACTTATCACGGTCTTCCTCTTCGAATTGTGTACGTAAATCTAACGCCATCTTTTCTAAATAACCAATACGTGCCATATCTACACCGGGCAATTGCATGGCTAACTTGTGTGATAATGCTGCTTGGAAATAAGAAATTGCACGGTCAGGCATGTACAGTTCATTAGTTAGTGAGCCAACGTCTTGCGGTTGACATTCAATGATTAATGAGAACGCTTGGAAGTTA